CCTGCCTGGTATATCAACGCCGAATCAGCCAGCGCGACTTACTCCAACGTGAGCCAAGAGCGCCGAAGCCTTGTCGATTTCTCATTGCGCCCATTCATGAGCTGCATCGAGGAAAGACTGACCATGAATGACATCACCCCAAGAGGTCAAGAGGTCAGGTTCGATCTTGACGATTACTTGCGCGGCAACCCACTTGAGCAGATCGAGGTACTTGGCAAAATGCTTGAGTATGGCTTGATTGACGTTGAGGAAGCCCGTGAGGAAATGGACTTAGCACCGAGAGGAAATGAATCAAATGCTACTTAATTTTCAAGGCCAGGTATTGGCCGCCGACACAGTAACCCGAACCATCAAGGGGCTAGTCGTACCCTTTAGCAAGGTTGGCAACACAAGCGCTGGCCCTGTACGTTTTGAGTTTGGCGCGTTTGGCGACATCGACCCAAGCCAAATTGTTTTGAACATGGAACATGACCGCACACGCCCATTGGGTCGCGGTATCGCTGGTAGCGAGGAAGTTACTCCAGCAGGTATTTCGATGGCATTCAAGATCGCGCCAACTGGCGCTGGCAATGATGCACTGGTCGAAGCATCCGAGGGACTGCGCCCGGCATTTAGCATTGAAGCCAAGGTCAACGAATACACAGTCGAGAAAGGCGTGATGGTAATTTCATCCGCCAACCTTGAGGCCGTTGCTCATGTAACAAACCCAGCATTTAAAGATGCGCAAATTTCTGACGTAGCAGCTACCGAGGAAACCCCAGAAACCACCGAGGCGGAACAACCCGCCGAGGAACAACCACAGGAGATCACAGTGGAAGAAACAACCGCACCAGTGGCAGATGAAGTGACCGCAGCAGCGGTTGTTCATGCCGCAGCACCAGTGGCTTACGCAAAGCCTCGTTCACCAATCAACAGCCAGGCTTCATACCTGGAACACAGCATCAAGGCCAAAATGGGCAACCATGACTCGGCACAGTATGTGATGGCAGCTGATGATTCATTCAGCACAAACCCAGCATTTACACCAGTACAGTACGTTAACAGCGTTATTGATACATCAATCGGCTCACGCCCAGCCATCGATGCCATTGGCTCACGCGCCATCACCGCATCAGGCATGGTTATTAGCCATCCAAAAATCACAACAAGTGGCACAGTAGCTGACACCAACGAAGGTGCTGGCCCATCAGAAACTGGAATTATCTCCAGCTACGTCAACTTGGATGTAAACAAGTTTGCTGGAATGCAGCGCTACTCTGTAGAACTACTAGAGCGTTCATCCCCAGACTTTTTCCAGGCAATGGTCGACAACATGACACGCGCCTACAACAAGGCAACTGATGCAGCAGTAATTGCAGCTCTAACCGCAGGTGGCACACAGGCAACCGCAGTCGCAGCAACATCCGCTGGCATCATTTCCTATGTATCAACCGAAGCCCCAGCTGCTTACCTAGCAACTGGCGAATTGCCAAGCGCATACATCGCTGGCACATCACAATGGTCACTATTGATGGGCGCAACCGACACAACTGGTCGCCCAATCTACAACGCATACAACCCACAAAACAATGGTGGAGTTGCAGGACCACAGTCCCTACGCGGCAACGTGCTTGGACTTGATCTGTATGTTGATCCGAACGCAGTTGCAACAACTATCGATGAGTCGGCATTCATTGTCACCCCATCATCCGTTGCAATCTACGAATCACCAATCCTGCGTATGTCCACCAACGTGGTCACATCAGGTGAAATCGAAACAATGCTATACGGCTACCTAGCCGTTGGCGTTTTGGTTGCCGGTGGAGTACGTCGCTTTAACCTGACCTAAGTCAGCGTTAGTTAGAAGTGTGGGGGATGCGGCCCTGTGTCCCCCACACACTTACACGATAGGAGATTGAAATGGCACTGATTACACTAAGCGAACTGAAAAGCGTTTTGGGTATCGGCGACATCTACGCTGATCCTATTGTCCAGGCGGTAGCAGACAGCGCCGAAAACATAATCCTGTCGTACTTAATTTTTGACGATGTGTCTATTGCTGGCGTATCGCTAACAAGCAATGTCGCTCGCTTTTACTGCTACGACAACACATTCGTGGTCGGCCAAGCATTAACGGTCAGCAAGTGTGGCGCACCCTTTGACGGATCACGCACAGTGACCAAGGTCGGCTATGACGAGTACGGCGTGACATTCTTTGAAGCCGCAATCACCAATGCCGACATCACAAAGCGATCAGTTATCCCTAATGGGCGAGCAGTGCTAACTAGCCAAGCAGCTCTTTATGACACCACCCCAGAAGTACGCGAAGCTGCTATGGCCGTTGCCTGCGACATCTGGATCACACGCACTGGCACACTTGGCCAGCAGGGTGTTGACTTTCAATCTCCAGCGCCATACCGATTGGGTCGCTCAATGCTGACTCGGGTATCTGGCCTACTAGGCAAGCACCTAGATACCCGAGGCTATCTTGGCTAATCTAGCGACTTACCGATCAACGCTTGCCGCGACTCTTGCAGCTGCCGGGCGCGTAGTTTACTCATACCCTAATGAGAACATCACGCCACCTGCCATTGTGCTTGTGCCGGGATCTCCTTACATCACGGTGTCAGCCATTGGCGGCGCTCGATGCAATGTGCGATTCGACATCACAGTGATCGTCAACGCAGCTGACAACCAAGCGGCCTTGGCCAATTTGGAAACTTTAATCTTTAGTGTCACGGATCTACTAGCCAATAACATCTCATTCTTGGGTGGATGGTCACAACCCACAGTCCAGCAAATCGGAAACGCCGATATGCTAATCAGCCAACTCAACATCGAGATGGTCACAACCAACTAGAAAGGCAAGTCATGCCAGCAACATACATAACTGGTCGGAATCTGACCTTGAGCATCAACTCGGTGTCATACGCAGATCAGGCAAGCACAGTCACATTGGAACGCGAAAACAATCAGCAGGTGTTGGAAGTCCTATCGGGTCGCGCTTACAAGACCGTTGATAAGTTTGCAACATTAAACGTGGAACTATACCTAGACGACACAGCCAGCGCTGGCATTATTTCAGCGCTATGGGATGCAGCCAACAGCGCGCCAGATACATCTTTGGCTTTCAGTTTCGATGTAAACGGTGACACATTTACTGGCAACGTATTCCCAGTATTTCCAACAGTCGGTGGCGCGGCCACTGACGTACTGTCCACATCTCTCAGCTTTGTTGTTGAGGATGGAACAGTCGCTAGAGCCTAACGAATAGAACAGGGCAACCATTATGCAATACAACGTCACTACAAAACAGGGCAACAACTACATAGTGAGCGATGAGTCGGCTTGGCTGTGGATTGAGATCGAACGTGAACTCGGTTACACAGTCAGCCAGGCAGCTGAAAAGATGAGCAACGGTTCATTAGATGTCATTACTTGTATGCTGTTCAAGGCCGCCAAGGCCCAAGGGCATACAAAGATGCCAAACCAGCAAGCCTGGGTAACCAATGAGTTTGAAACCTTTGAGGTGGTCGAGGAAAACCCAAAAGAGAGTTAAGGGATGCGCTGGTCAGGATCGCAACATCAACCGGCATACCCTTGAACGATCTGATGGACTGGTCGCTCGCAGACATTAACACAGCGCTCACGCTGATACTAGAGAGGAATGGTCATGGCTGACAAAGTAACAGTCAAAATGACCCCTGACTCTCGGGATCTTAAATCGCTTTACAAGGCATTTCGTGAGATGGATGACGGGGCTAAGAAAGCCCTAAAGGATGATGTCACAAGCATTAGCCAATGGTCAGCTGGAGAAATGCAAGTAAGTTACAACCTGAACCCATTGCCAGCCCAAGCGCAAAAGGTCGCAGCTACAATCCGAGCCAACAAAGATCGCATACCCAACGTCACTATTGGTGGCAGTAAAGGCCGATTTAGTGGTGGCGCGGTATCTGGTCAAGTTTTGTTTGGTTCAGAGTTTGGTGGGCCAGCGCCGTTCGAGAATGGTGGTCGGCGCTTTCCTGATCGCTCACCTGCTCAAGGTCGAGGCAATGAGGGCTACGGCATTTTTATTACACTCAAGAGAATCCAGCCAGAGTTAACGCGCCGATGGAAGTATGCGGTTCAGCGTAGAGTTATAGAAAAGTGGGATGATAACAATGGCTGACGTGAGAACACTCAAACTCAACCTACTTGCAGATGTAGATCAGTTTGGTCGAAGCCTAAACAAGGCTGATAAGGATGCCAAAGGATTTGCTGGTGGCCTTAAGAAATACGGCAAAATTGCCGCAGCTGCTTTTGTTGTTGCTGGCGCTGCTGCTGCCGCCTACGCAGTAAAGATCGGCATAGATGGAGTCAAAGCCGCAGTAGAGGATGAAGCCTCACAAAAACAACTTGCCATTGCCCTAAAGAATACGACTAACGCGACTGATGCTCAGATAGCCAGCACCGAGGAATACATCACCAAGCAACAGTTGGCTTTTGGTGTAGCCGATACTAAGTTGCGCCCGGCACTGGCTAACTTAGCCCGAGCCACTGGCGATGTCGGCAAGGCTCAACAACTTACAAACTTGGCACTAGACATAGCCGCATCTACTGGCAAAGATCTCGAAACCGTATCGCTAACACTTAGCAAGGCTTACAACGGCAACATCGGGGCGCTCACAAAGTTAGGCATTCCACTAGATGATGCGATCAAGAAATCTGGCGACTTTAACCTAGTCCAGGGTGAATTGGTCAGACTATTTGGCGGCGCTGCCAAAGCCAATACTGAAACTTACGCTGGCCAGTTAGCAATCGTCACCGAACGTGTCGGCGAACTCAAGGAATCTATCGGTGTGGCATTACTGCCAACCATGAAAACTTTGCTAGAAAACGTAAACCAAGTGGCCAAGGGATTCAGTGGCGATGATCCCGAGGGATTAAGCCTACGCGCCAGAGAACTAGCTGGGGACTTTTCAGGCAATGGCGCAAATAGCCTGGGCGGATCACTTAAGGCAGTTGCCGATGCTTTTGCCAAACTATTTACCACGATCACCGAGGATGGCGATGAGTCCACTAGCACTTTGCAGACTTTTGCCAATGCTTTGGAATCGGTTGCCAATGGCATCAACGCAATTACACGGGCTTATGGCAAGGTAGTTGCACTTGGGGACAAGTTTAGAAATAGCCTTGTGGGTCAATTTGTTTATGCCGAGGGCAGGTTCACCCCAGAGAATGCGCCCGGCAGAGCAGCTGGCGGATCAGTTATGGGTGGTCAGCCTT